CTTATCAACATAGGGTACACCATTCTTGTACTTAGCTTGTTGGTGTTTAGTGTGTACTGTTACAATGGTGTGGTAGTTCTTCTCTGCTGAGTGCTTACGCACTTTAGTGAGTACCTGCCCAATAGCAATATCATCACGCACACCAGCGGAAACATCTGTTCTAATCTCAGTGAATGGGTCAACCATACATCCATCAATAGTGATGAAGTTATCTTCTTCAATAGTCTCTACTGCTGTGTAGAATCCCTCAATGCTGAGGTCTTGTAAACCGCTATCAATTAAGTAGAAGTGTGAGTTGATAAACTCAATAGCCTTCTCTGTCTCCTCATCTGTAGCAGTGAGATGGTCATTGATTAGGAACGGCTTACGCAGGTATACCCATAGCAGTTCTGCGAACACTTCTGTAGGTGAGCCTGTCTCGGGAGTATATACTGCCCACTTCCAACCGCTGAACTCTGATAGGTTCATCATTAGTTCAAACCCGAACTGTGATTTACCTTGGTGCGCCCCAGCATAGATGTATGTGGTGCTACCTTTCTTAACTGAATACTTGTCAAACAAGGAATCAAATCCTGTCCAAGCACCTTTCTTAACTCCTTCCTTGCGTAGTGTAGACAGTGAGTCTACTACGTCCTCTGCTTTGTAAATAATGTTTCTCATTGCTCTTGTTTTTTATTCTCCAAATTCTTTGTTGTAATCTTCCTCTTTATGTGAAAAGCTATTGCTTATTTCCTTACGATAGAACTCCTCTATGATATGGAAATCGTAAACGCTTTTACCTGTTGCTCCTACAAACGACATCATCTTCGCTATCATTTCGGGATTGCGATTGATATGGTCAAGAGACTTTGCTCTTGTAACAAACTGAAAGGGTCTGTCCTTTGTACCTTGATACATATTAGTGTATCCGTTACCACGCTTCTTCTTCCAAGCAAGACGTACACCAACGTCATAAATCATTTGTCCTTCGTCACTCATATTACATTTTTATTAATCGTAACCTTCTCTGATACTTACGAATAAGTAGTGCTGAGTTGGTTAGTTGTTTCTGTATGTCTTCACTCCATCCAAATCTACTGGCGTGTAGTGTTATGTTTACTTGGTCTATCATTAACATCTCCAAGTATTTCTGTATCTCTCTTATGTGCTTCCTCTTCCTCATCTCTCTTTGGTGTTAAAGGTTTGCGCCTACTTTTATATGTGTGCGCCTATAATTTTAAGGATTCACCCTTATTCTGTACATCATATTGTACAATTTTACCCTTACTTTGTATGATTAAACATATAAAAAGGGGGGCGAACCCCCCTTTTATATCTGCTTACATATACTTAGAACGGCATATCATCGCCATCATTCACAGCTTGTGCCTTCGGCTTACCTGTGTACTCTCCTTGTAATTGGATGTACTTACCGCCATCACGCTTGTCCTTAATCTCAAGGTTGACCCAGCCCTTTTCATTCTTGCTGTTAGTCAATACCTCAAAGTCCTGTGGACCTAAAGCTACCTTTACAATTTCACCGAACTTAGTGGTGATTACACTTGTCTTTCCAACGAATACTTTGTCGTTTGCCATCTTGATTTTTGTTTAGTTACTTGTTAATAGTTCTTTTAAATGCTCGTACCTTTCCTCCATTGCACTGACCTTGCCGGCCATCTCATTGAGTCTGTTTACGTTTACTTCATTTGAATGCTCATAGCCTTCAACAAATGCTTTGACTTTCTTGTACTTGATTAAGTACTTTTTATCAGCCATTCGGTTATCGTGTGAGCCGATATATACCGATACTCCTTTATGGTCAATGTTCAATAGTCTTGCTATCTCACGAACACCATAGCCATAATCATTGAACACAGCACAGGCAATGCCCTTAGCTAATGCTACTTCTTTCTTCTTACTGTTAGACATAATGTCTACAATAGCGACACCGCTAATGGTGCTTGTACCCGAGATGATTACATTCTCAAGGCTACTATATGACATCAATGTCTGCACTGTATGGTTTGAATTCTCCATTGATAAATAATCTTTCGTAAAGGTTAATTGAATCTTCTAACTCTTGCTCACCTCTGGCAAGGAAAGCATCACCTGCTTCGTATATGCCTACCTCATAAGGGAACTCTTTCTGTACAACTAAGAAGTAGAACTTATCTACATTGAAGATAGTCTTATACAAGTATGCTTGTTGTGCATAGTTGAAGAAAGCGTTACGCTTAAACTTGTGCATTGGGTCACGAGTGGTTTTCAAATCCACAAGGTAATTGTCTACACCATTCCAAGCTAAGGCATCAGCCTTACCCTTGACCTTCACGACATTGCCTTGAGCAGTATGGTAGTCCATTACTCCTGGTACTTCGGGAGTAAACTCAAGACCCATAATCTCCTTGACAGCATCAACCTTCATCAGCTTGTCATACATACCTTCAACAAGGTGGAAGTCATTCTTGGTTAGTGCAATGGTCTGTGGATTCTCAGCACGGAACTCCTTGTAGTCGTTACCTCTGCGCTGACCTTCCCAACCAATGTAGTTTACCTTGTCCTCCAAGAACCTTGCGTGCAAGGCACGACCCACATCAAACGCTGAGGTATTAGGCTGTGACCATTTACCTTTGTGCCATAGGTTGAACTTGGTAGGGGATTCTTTCATTAGTTTGAGGGAACTATTGGACAGATATTCCCTGTCCGCATAGTACACCTCATCATCGTTAAACCTTTCTAATATATCCATTATCCTAAGAGTTGCTTACGCTGTGCAGCAGTCACTTGGTACTTGCCTAATGCAGCCTCTACCATATCACGCTTACCATCTGCGATAGCCTTCTCCATCTTAGTCATAACCTCTTTGGTTAGCTTAGGCTTAGATGCTGGGGCAGGTGCAGGAGCGGAGTTTCTGCCGTGGTCATTTGTAGCATCGGGGTCTTTGGTATCATCAATAAGGAACATACCATTGAGTGCATACTTACGAGCGTAAGATGAACTTGCTCCAAAGCACTGTGCGATATCCATACCCTTACGATTAGGGTCAATACCTGCTTGTGCCGTTACTACTCTGTCTACCTCTCCATCGGATACAACAACCATAGACTCAATGTAAGGGATACCTGCGACCTCAGCCACGCTATCCGAGATTTGCATAGTCAGTCCATTAGCTGCGAGTAAAGGCTTTACAGCCTCTAAGATATCCTCAGCACTGCGGTAATTGTAGTTACCGAACTTGTTACGTTGTCCTTTCGGAGCCTTCAACTCTGACTGGACTTTGATTAGGGATTTGTTTAAATTGCTCATATATAATTGAATTGATTACTACTAAATTACACCAAAATATTAATCGTTGACGTAAACATTATTAATTTTTCCTAAGACTGTATCAAGTACGGACTTCTTACTCTTCTTGTTTAGCATTGAGTTTTGTAGTATGTGGTGTATGGTATCTACTAACTCTTCCTTTGTCTCGTGGCTGTTAGGCATCACATCATCAAAGATAGTGGACCATTTGTTTATCTCATCTACATACTGGACATCACTCCATTCAAGTGCATTGTTTACAACCTTTGTGCAGTGAAGTATAGTAGCGTGGTTCTTACCAACCATTCTACCTAAGTGACTTGGACTCTGCTTATACTTTTGGTGGAGTATGAATAAAAGACATTGCCTTGCTATAATCACGCTCTCTCTCCTCGTTTCTTCTAACGGGTTCAAGTTGTATTGCGATTTGTAACTTGCTACGAGATGGGCTAATGTACTTTCCATCAGCCTCTTTCTTTCCATACTTCTTTTCATTCTCATTTAGGACTCCTATAAATTTCTTAATTCTTCTGATTGCTTTCTGCTTTGCAAGGTGGACCTTGCGGACACTTGTATCTGTATCTGTAGCCAGCTCCTTCATAGAGGACTCGCCAATCACACACTCAATTAAAGCCCTGCGTTGTAGGTATGGTAGGTTAGTCTCTGCATAGTCTCTTACCACATCAATGAGATTGTCTATCTCTTTGGTATCTGCTACTGCATTGGCTTGGTACTTGCTATACTCTTCGCTACCATCACCATAGGTTACCTCACTCTCGTTGCGTACCTCTAAGTTCTTCTCGTTAGCTGAAAGGGAGTTGGTGTAGGAGTTGAGTATTGCATATCGGAATGAAGACATAACCATTCCTGTCATATGCGCTTCGTCCTCAAACTCTTGGTCTCTATTAACTAACCGCATCACATTAAGCACGGCTAAGTGGTTGGCTCTCTCTACTACCTCATCATTG